TAGTATGATTTCCCATATAGAATGGAGAGAATGTCATTGTAGCTCCATTACAGCTTATATGTGGACCGTAATGCTGTCTAGATGGTGCTCCATTGTTCTGGAATTGCACCGCCTGATTAGTTACATTACCTGTCGCAGCTGCAACTGGATTAGCTACATTATCTGTTTCAGCTTTAACTGGAGCTATTGAGAGAAGACTGATAAGGATACCGTAGTAGAAGTAGTGTCGATTTCTCTTTCCACTTCTGTTATTGACAGTACCTGACTGGCTGCTCTTGTTGTCACTTCTAACGTAAAGGGATCTCCAGCTGTATGCAGTGTGAATACCGAATCTGAATCGGCTATGCCTCCTGATGAGGCTGATGTATGGGTTACATTTTCCCCAGACCATTTGCTTAATGCAGACCCATAAGTTGTCGTAGTTATTTCCTCTACGATCTCTTGGGTCGTTGTTGTTGTGCTGTTCATCGACCCTTGGGTGAAGTTTGGGGTCACTAATTCTGCTCTTGCTACCGTGGGTGATGCCAGTAGGAAGAGTAAAAACCATTTGTTCATTCTTCCTGTTTCTTAGCCATTGGGCAATTTACCGTACCTTTGTCTTTATTATTATTGCCAGTAGACAGGCCAAAAGTGGCTAGTGCTCCTGTAAAGACACTGGCGACAAAAGTGATATCTGAGTTACCTGCTTTCTTAATCATAGGTAACTCAACATAATTCATGGTTATTATAAAGCCAGACCAAACTACTACGCCGAGTCTAACAAATGTACCAAGAATTTGGATTTGGTGTTCTTGATCCTCTGCAGCATCTTTCAGCTTTCCGAGGAGTCCTTTTTTTTCTTCCGCTTTTCCTTCCATTTATCAATCTTACCTTGTAGGAATTTAGTTAGTTTCTTCTTTATTTGATCAAAGAATGGTGTTGCTAAAGTAGTTGTTGCTACAGCTGCTACAGCTGCATAAGTAGCTGTCATAACTACTTCAGCAGTTGGTAGAGGCATCTGTATATCTAATACAGGTATCTGCATTTTAGGAGCAGCTGGGGCTTCTTCTGTAGTCTCCTCCTTAACCCCTTCAGGAGCCTCCAAATCGCTCGGAGGGATCACCATGGGGGTATAGTTAGGAATTCGAGCTGTAGGTGGTTTAAACTCGATTTCCATCACTGGTAGAGGTTTAGGAGAAGTAGGAACCTTTAACTTAAGACCAAGGTTTACCGACACCTGTTGTTGGAGTCTTCTGCTCGTTAACGCCGTTCTCTACAGCAGCTTCAATTTGAGCTACTTTATCAATCGTGTTACCATCAGTATCTTTGTCTGAATTTAGTTTAGCTTTAACCCAACCAAGAACAGTTTCTTCTGTTAGATCAGCATACGGAACAAGAGTGTCAGGCTTAGGAAGATCTACTTCACCCGTAGCTCTGAATTTATAAGTACCATCTTCACCATTAACACGATAGATAACTTTATTTACATACCCGTCTGCTAGTTCACGCTGAAGGGTGTTGACTTGCCAAGTTTTTGTTGCCATTGTTTTAAATTTTTTAAATAATAAATTGTGTTTGTAAATTGGGCTACCTTAGCTTGATTCTAAGGCAGCCACTTTTGTTTCTAATGTTTCTATTTTTGCTATTGCTTCTTGTAAGGCTTTTGTAAGATTTGCAACTATACCTATAGTATTGACTGAGTATCCTGCACTTTTTATACCGCCTTTAGTACCTTGTGCTGGATCATTTAGAGTAGGATCATACTCAGTACCATAGACAAGATTAGGTAGTACTGTTTTAAGTTCTTGAGCAATAAAACCATTTACGTTATTAGCTTTGTCTTCAGCTTTCCAGTCAAAACTTACTGGACGTAATTGTTTTACTTTACTAATAGCTCCATCAGGTATTGCAACTATGTTCTCTTTTAATTTTTCATCAGAAGTATCATTAAAATCTGCTGACCAAACACCAGCACTACTTACAGTACAAGTATTAACATGACCAGAATCTCCATCGCTAATACGTCTAAAATGTAAGGTATGACTTAAGTGGGCTGTATCAATAAATTTATTACCCTGAGTTGTCATATTGAACTCAGAAACCCCATCTATATAGAACGAACCAGTCGTTGTTAATACTCCATTACATTGCGCACCATTACTCGTTGTCTCAAACTTCTTACTGCCGTCGTAATAGAGGTCTACGCCTCCGTCTTTATTGAAGACAGCCATACTTTCAGAAGCATTACCTTGAGTAATTTTGATAGCTGCTCCATCAGTATCTATATAAAGAGCACCAGTTCCAACTTCTTTTACCCAAGAATTTCCTCCATCATGGTAGATTTGTAGATCTCCACTACCTAGTTCAATCTTTTCGTTATCTCCTAAAATTAAACCATCTGCATAAACACCACCTGTTACCGTTATTCCGTTTGCTTGTGTTTCAAACTTCTTAGAGTTGTCGTAATAGAGTTCTACGGCTCCGTTTGCTGTAAATTTAGCTGTATATTCACTATTTGCAGCGTTTGTAAGTAATAAATTATCAGCACCAAACCACATAAAACCTGTGGAATTATTCAGGTAACTATTAGTCCCATTATGGTAGATTTGTAGGTCATCACTACTCCCAGCATAATATTTATTATTATCATCCATGTGAACTGAACCACTAACCGTGATTCCTCCACTATGGGTGTGTAGCTTCTTAGTATCGTCGTAATAGAGTTCTGCAGAATTACTTGTATTAGCAACAATAATCTTTTTATTATTAGACCCACCACCTAATATTTGTAACTCTTTTCCACCAAGAGTAATTTTATTATATGTTCCATCATGGTAGATCTCTAGATCATCTCCATTACCACAACGGAATTTACCGTCGTCTGGAACAGAAACAAGATTAGTTACATGTAAGCCAACACTTGTGGTCTCTGCTTTTTTAACGCCGTCATAATAGAGTTCTGCACTACCACCATTAGTGTATAAAACACCCCATTCATTTCCTGCCTCATTAAGAAATCCACTTCTATCGCCTTGTACATATAAAGTTCCCGTACTATTTTTTATCCGACTATTTGATGCATCATGATAAAGTTGTAAATCATCTCCATTCCCGAGTTTTAATTTAACATTATCATCACCCGCATAATTAGTAGTAGCTTTAATACCAGAAGAAACAAGTAAATCTCCTGTTACGGTTGCTCCAGCAGAAGTTGTCTCAAACTTATTACTACCGTTATAAAATAGTTTTACAGCTGCTCCATCATTAGCTTGGACATAATCTGCTGAATTAGCTGAATTAGATATTCTAAAATCAGAAGCTTTTATTTTTAAAACACTTGGGCCAGACTCAGCAATTATAGATTGGCCACTACTTGAATCATGGTAGATTTTTAGATCTGCACTATTTCCAACTTGTATTTCAACAGAATCAGCTACTTTAAATGAGCATCCAGAATCTATATGTAATTGCCCACTAACAAGTTCAGCTCCCCAACTTTGAGTGTGGAATTTCTTCGAGTTGTCGTAATAGAGTTCTACAGCTCCATTTTTAATAAATTTAGCTGCGTTTTCGTTGTCATTAGTTTGAATATAAACATCATCTTTAGCTCTTAACCAAAGATTCTCATCAGCTCCTGTAGCTTGTACAAATAAATCGCCATCACCACTATGTTGAATATAGCTATTAGATCCATCAGCCCATATCTGTAGATCACTT